CACATAGTGTAAATTGCCGTTCTGGTGCGGCCCGTCAACCTTCAAATGGCTTTCCAGGTTGCGCGTGTCCTTGGGCACCCGCCGTTTCATCCCGTCCAGAAGAACCTCCCCGCCCGCTCCCACCGCCCGCCCGGTGATAGCGTCAATATTCCGCCCGGCCTGCATGATCTTCTCCAAATACTCATCAAAACCTTTTAAGTCCAGCTTCACCTTGACTACCATAACTCACCTCGTAAATTCGTGGATGGTCCCATTCGCGTCAATTCGCGAAATTCGCGGATCATCCCGGCCTCCACCGCTTGACCTTGATTTCAAGGTACTCGCCGCGCTCCCCGATATTATCAATCGACACAATCTCGAATAGATCCGTCCCCTTGCGCACCAGGCAGGTCGTATCCAGCCCGCTCCGGTAGCGCCTTAAAACTGTCGCCGGGCTCTCCGCCTGCATCGACGCCGCCTCCCACGTCTCGATCCCGTGCAAATTGATCCATTTCACCTTGACCGTGTCAATCTCTACCAGGCTTTCCACCTGGAACCCGCCCGCATTGACCGTCACCGACCGTGACATAAACGTCACTTCTGTCCTCAGCTCGCCTGGATTGGTTACTTTCGATCCGATGATCATCACATCGACTCCGCTGGCACCAGGTACGCCCTGAACCACTTATCCTCCAGGTCGCTCCCGGAAGATTGGTATATATAGCCGTCCTCCGAGATCACGCTCTCGAAGCTGGCCGACTGGTCTCCGCTCACGCCCACAACGCCCGTCACGCTGCCAACCGTCATGCCTTCCACCGCAACCGGCAGATAAATATAACCGGAGCTGCTCAATCCCTCGAAGGTGACATAGCGCAGCGCCAGCGCCTCGAGCTGGGTCAGGCAGGCCGTCAATCCAAATCCTAAAGACGCTCCCGCCGCCATCCCGCCCGGATCTTCATGCCAGCGCACCAGCAGCATCCTGGCCGCCGACTTCGCCTCCTCCCGGATGGGCGTGTCCGCCGCCCAATCATGCCCCGTCGCCCGCTCGATATAGGCGTCTATTTGCGGCAGCAGCATCAGCATGTTCGGGTCATCTTCGTCACAGCGCAGCACCTCTGCCGCCTCTGCCGTCGTCAGGATGTACGTCCCTTCTCCAGGCTCGAAGATGGCGCCAACCACATGGTACAGAAGGTTCTGCTGGGATGTGCCCGTCCCGCTGATTTTGAACGCCAGCGGGCCGAGCGTGTCCGTATCCGCCGCCAGCGCCGTGTATTTGTACCACCCGCTGCCGATCTCCGCCTTCGTCCCCGAGCCCGTCGCGAACGCCCCGCCGTTCTTGGACAGCGAGACCGTGAACCCCGTCCCCAGGCCGGGAACTTCTATGCCGGAGTCATCTACCAGGACAAACGTTATAATGGGCGTGCTGTTAATCAATAGATTGGTCATAGCTGGTCAATCATCTTCCTGGGCTGCCTGCGCGGCATAACCCTGAACATGCTGGTAATATCATTCCAGGTTACTGTTGCAAATAAGGACTCTGCCAGCGTCACCCCATCCGTCGCCGATATCGCCAGGCTGTCCGGCAGGCTGGCCGCCACACTCTCACCCATCGTCACCCCGTCGCTGACCGAGATGTCAAACGCCCCGGCCTCCGATACCGTGACCGTCGTTGCCTCTCCGAGCGTGACGCCTTCGCTCCGGCTGATCGCCAGCGCATCCGGCAGGCTGGCCGCCACAGTCTCGCCCAGCGTTACACCATCGCTGACCGAGACATAATACTCGCCCTCCGCCTCGAGTTGGACCGTCGCCGCATCCGCAATCGTCACCCCATCGGCCTTGCTCACCGCCAGCGCATCCGGCAGGCTGGCTGTGCTGGCCTCTCCGACCGTGACGCCTTCGCTCCGGCTCACTACCAGGTCGTCCAGCGCCGCCGAGCTCGTCTCCCCGACCGTCATCCCATCGCTGACCGAGACGTAATATTCGCCCTCAACCTCAAGGATAACGTTACTGGCCTCGCCCAGCGTAATGTTGTCACTCTGGTTGATCGCAAGGTCGTCCGGCAGCGTGACCGAGCTGGCCTCGCCTACTGTCACCCCTTCGGCCTTGCTCACTGCCAGGTCATCCAGCGCCGCCGAGCTCGTCTCCCCGACCGTCACCCCGTCGCTGACCGTTACCTCGTAATCAGCCAGCGCCTCCATTGACACCGTGACCACTTCGCCCAGGCGGATGCTGTCTATGTACCGTCCCGGAAGCAGGTCCGCAATCGTGATCCCATCTGTGACCGAGGTGGTAATATCGCCCACCGCCTGCTGGCTGGCTTCGCCCAGCGTAATCCCATCGGATTTGCTGAGCGCCAAATCATCCAGGCTGCCGCTTCTCGCCTCTCCCAGCGTCACCCCGTCGGTGACGTTTATATCCCGGTCCGGCTGTGCATCGCTGGCTATCTCCACCGTCCTGGCTTCTCCCAGCGTCACCCCTTCGCTCTTAGAAACAGCCAGCGCATCCGCCAATATAGTTGAGCCCGATTCTCCGAGTGTCACCCCTTCCGACTTCGTGACCAATAAAGTGGCTTCTCGGATTGCAATCGCAATCGCCAGCGCATCATCTGCCCCCTGAGTCCAGCCCGCCGTTACGTCTGTCGTGCCAATAATATTGTAGCGATAAGCCGCCAGTTGCTCTGCACCCGCATCGTACTCATACGAGCTGGTCCAGTTGGTCAGCGGCGTGATTGCCGCCACATTGACGCCGCCCGCGCAGAATCCAATCGCGCAAAACGCCTCCCGACCGCCCAGCGCCAGCGCCGTGGATGGATTCTCCACCGAATCCGATGTGATCGTTGCGTCCGCTTCCTGGACCGCAATCGTATCCGCCCCGGTCACCGTGAAGCACACCGCCGCCTTATCGCTTCCCGTCGCATTGACCGACACCTGCACCGTCTGTGCACCGGCGGGCACCGCAGCCCCCAGGAAATAAGCATATACTGCCATCGCCTCGCCGCTAGTCTTTAGCAATGGCGAGCCGGTCACCTCGGTCATGGCTGTGCCGCCATAGGTCACACCTGTCACCTGGTCTGTCCCATTGTTATACTGCATTACGAAAACGATCACGCCCCGCGGCGTTCCCACTGGTGTGTGCGTCCAGGACAGGGTGCTGGTCCCTGGTGTGGCGTTGCTGGTGGCATCGTGAGCAATCGTCATCAGACCACCTCGACTCCCGCCGTCCAGTAAATCAGGTCAGCCGGATCAATCATGATCCCCAGGTCGCCCATCATGATTGCCCCGCCGTCTGCCACTGTTACCCCATCGCTGACAGTTACATACAGCTCGCCCAGCACCTCTAAAAGCACATTGGCCGCTTCCCCGACCGTTACCCCGTCGCTAACCGATATCGCCAGGTCGTCCGCCATTGCCACGGCATAAGACTCGCCCAGCGTCACGCCCTCATCCGGCAGGTGCACCGCCAGGTTCTGGCTGCTCATCGCCATCTGGTCGACAAAGAAATTGTGCGTGTTGCTGCCCGCCGTCGTGTGGATGATCTTGATTCTTACCTGGCCGCCGCTGTTGTAGTTTGCGCCTCCAAATAGTGCAAACTGGTAATTCTGGTCGCTGGTCGTGGCCGGGAAATCATCCGTCTCCGCCGTCAGGTTCGTCCATGCTTCTGTCGTAAAATTCCACTGCTGGATCTTGACGTTGTGCCCCGCGTTGCCCTGGTAGTAGCCGTTTATTGTCAGGCTGTATGCGTCCGCTGGCACATCATAGAAATAGAAATCGTAATCGAAGCCCGGCGTCCCGATCACCTCGGACAGTTGCAGCTTGACCCCGTTATCGCTCCATGTGTCCTCAATCGTGCCGGATACTATCGAGCCGGTATTGGCCGTGATGCTGTCCGGGTTATACCACGCCGCCCGCAGGTCGACCGTCGCCGCCTCGCCGACTGTAACGCCATCGCTCTTGCTGATAAAGCTGACCAGCTCCTGTGCGTTGCTCTCCCCCAGCGTCACCTCATCGCTGGCTGCAATCTCCTGGTCCGGCAACGTTCCAACGCTTGCATTTGCGCTTTCCCCCAGCGTCACACCCTCGCTCTGGCTCACCGCTAAATCATCGGCAATGGCCGCCGCCGCAGCCTCTCCCAGCGTCACCCCTTCGGCCTTGCTCACCGCCAGGTCGCCCAATGCCTGGGCGTTGCTCTCGCCTGCTGTAATCCCGTCCGCCGCGTTGACTGCCAGCGCATCTGGCAGGCTGGCCGTTACCGCTTCCCCTAATGTCACCCCCTCTGACTTGCTGATCGCCAGATCATCCAATACCACCGTAACCGCTTCGCCCAGCGTCACGCCGTCGCTCAGGCTGGCAGTGATCTCCACATCGGCGACCGCCGTCTCCCCTAATGTCACCCCTTCTGACTTGGCTGCTTCCGCATCCGATAGCGCCACCGTCCTGGATTCACCCAGCGTCACGCCTTCCGATTTTGCGACAGAATAATCCCCGCTTACCTCCGTATAATCCACCACCAACTTAGGCCGCCGACCAGTTGTACCGTCGTCAGATGTTGCTAATCTCCCAAGTTCTAAAGTACTCTGATTGCGAATGAGTATGCCGTAATTGGTATTAGATGCCCCGAACCATCCGGCTACCCGAGTTGTAGTAAGAGCGGCAGTATATTGTGTGCCTGCCGGATCGCTTGTTCCAACTGTAAAAGACCCAATGCTGCTTGCTTCGTAGTCCGTCCCGCTGGTGGATAACCCCGCCGATCCAGCCCAGGCTGTTGTTACACCACCGGCTCCATCAGCAGCTAATGCGTTCCAGCAAGGTTCTCCCGCTGCTGCAAGCGCCCCTGCTTGCGCTCCCTCTGTCCAGGCCGCATTTCCAGAAGCTATCGAATAAATTGTGAGGGTAGCCCCGGCACTGTTTGTCAGCACTTGATAACTATAAAATGTTGCTGATCCACAGGTTGATCCGCTGGCGATTGACGATAAATCAAACTCCAATAATGCCCGTAATGCGTCGCTGCTGGATTGCATTAATCGCACATATGTGCCGTAGTTGTATGTCGCTGCGGTGCTATTTACCCCCGTATCTTTTGCGGTTGTTACATCCCCGCCGTATCCATCCGTAAACGTGGGATCAATCTGGATCGGGAATGCCGCTGTGTCAATCCAAGTCTTAGGCACTCTCACCGTGATAAACAGCGCCGACGGCCCGCCCTGCCGCCTGACTTCATACTGGCAATTTACCGTTTCTCCATTGGCATCCGTCGCCACTGGAGCATCCGCATACCACAGCGTTTCTGTATTGGCGGTATTGCGGAACTCGATCCGGTTGGCTGTGCGAACCCGCACCCCGTTGACCTTCTCCCACTTCACCCCGTCCAGGTAGAAATCAATCCCCGTACTGGTGGATAGCGACCACTCCGCTTCAAAGTTTATCGTGCCTGTTATCGTGGGCGTTGGCAGGTTAGCCAGGCTGTCAATGGTGATGTGCTTGATAAGCCGTTGGGGATGTGCGGTGTATTCAAAGTGCCTCCCCGGTCCGTAACCAGCCGGGAAGGATAACGTCATATCATTGGCGACACCCGTCACCGCTTGCTTGATGGCGATCTGTTCTCTTGAGTTGACCTCGTTAATCCAGTTGATGCTTTGCGGGTCAACGATGATCCATTCCCCGCTGCTGTGCCGCCATTCCAGCAGGTTACCCGCGTTGAAAATATCCCTTGCATGAACCTGGAAGTCAGCCTGGGATATTCGCCATTGCCACGCTCCGGTATCGGCAACCCAGGTAGTATCAATCTCGGTTGTGTTATCCGCTTTGTGCAGGCGCTCAATCGTGGCAACATGGCGCGTCTGACCGTTCCCTAAATCAAACTCAATAAAACGCCGCCCGCGCCGCTTTACCGGCAGGCCAGCATTCTCAGCCCGGATTAGCGCTGCACGATTAGCCATATCTCACCCAACCACCTCGCCCATCCCTACCCCATCCGATACACTCACGCCCAAATCCGGTGGCGGACTCGCGGCTTCAGCCGGTGGCGGACTCGAGGCTTCAGCCGGTGCAAACTGCCTCATCTCCCCCGGCTGCGGGAACGTCACCCCGTCTGGGTTGATATGCCTGCAAAACAGATCCGAATCTATCAAAAACGGGAAGCGCTTATCCTCCAGGCTGTCCAGGAACCCGCCCCAGCCCGCCTTGCGCAGGTAATCGCCCTCCATTATCCGGCTGCACCATTCCAGGTCGCTCGTCCCGCTGGTCGTGTTGTACCAGCCCTGCTCCGGGTCAACCCACTGGTCGCGTGGCGTGTTGAACACCCGCCGCACCTGCACCGGCCCGCTCTGGATGTGCAGCTCGTAAGGCTCGCTGTCATCCCACATCGCCTTGATCACGCTCATGTGGATCAATAAAAACCCGGTCGGTACCCCGTCGCACCAGATTTTATCGCCCCAATGCCAGTTATAGAACGCCCCGTTGCCACGCCCCCGGAAGGCAAGCGGATCGGACGGGAACGACCGCGAGAAGTACAGCCCGCTGACAATCGGGACCTTGCCCTCTCGCATGTACTTATTCAGCCGCATGAACGCGTCCGGTGGCGGCAGCACGTCATGCTCGTAAAGCAGCAGCCACTCAAAGTCTTTGTCTATCGCAATCTTGGCGATCAGATTTTGTGCCTCGTCGACCTGGTACCGGTACGGCAGGTATCCGTCGATAAACTGGAACACCTCCACCTGGGACCAGTTGACCGGAATCATCTGCCCGTAGCGCGCCTGCACCCACTCGATCCGCACCATCCCCGTTACCGGCACCCCGATCAGGATGCGGTTAACATACCCTGGATTGCCAGAGTCCTCCACGATCGTCCGGTAATCTCTAACTGGCGTCGGGTACATCTTCCATCCTCTCCTTGATCAGCACCACCTCGATATTCATCGCCGGATTCCAGTTGATGAACTTCACCCGCCACGGCTTCGGCTTATAGAACCCATAAAACGGGTGATCCATATCAAAATACGCCCAGGTCGTCTCGTTGATCGGGTTGCAGTGTGTCGGGTCTTGCAGGAATCCAGACGACGCCCCGTGCGGGCAGGCAATCGCCAGCTCCCCGCCCGGTTTCATCACCCGCCATACCTCGTTCATAAACTCGATAAACAGAAACCGGGTACCGGTTTCTGTGACGGCCACCGGTGGGATATGCTCCACGATATGCGAAGCAATCGCCCGCAGGACGCACTCATCCGGCAGCGGCCAGGGCTTGACATTCAGGTCGTGAATAATATCTACCCCTGGCAAGGGCTGGACATCCAGCCCGACATAACCCGGTTGCTTATTCGCTCCGCAGGCTATATCAAGCTGGATGCCTCCATTGGCTTGTAATATCTCATCGATGCTCACTCTGCGCCTTCCTAGCGCGTGAACGTGATCGTATAAGTCGTGTTTACATTCTGATTCGTCGCGCAGGAGCTGGACGCATACGTGTTTCCGGCGAACAGCGTTCCCGTTGAGCTGGAGTTGAACAGCCCGATATTCGAGATATTCTGCGTGTTGGTCACAAAGCTGTTAGTCGAGCTGAACGTCCCGGTAAACTGCACCGCCGTCGATCCGCTCGAAGCTGCCGTGACCGCCTGGCGCTTCACCACCTCGCCGTCCAGGGATGTGGCGTTTGACGCCGGGACCGTGCCGCTCCCGATGGCCAGGTGCGTCACCTGCAAGCTGCCTGCAATCGCGCCCAGCAGGTATGCCATGTAATAGCGCACCCCGCTGTCCGTGATCTGGTTTTCCAGCCAGCCAGAATCGCCCACGATTGCCCCGTCCGGGTTTTGGATGTGCACCCGGTAGAATCCGCGGATCTTCACGGCCTCTTTGTTTTCCTGCTTTAACAATTGATCTAGCATCTTTCACCTCTCTGATTGAGTGCAAAGAATCTCGTGGCCGGGCCGGGCCTCAACCCGGCCACCTGTTATTGGTCATCTCAGCCTGTTAGCCGAGCAGAATAGCGATAGCCTCAGACTTGACCGCCTTGACGCCCCAGGCCAGCCCGACCTCAAACGCCACCTGCCGGTATTGCCGGTACATGGCCACCTGGAAGCTGAGTCCGGTCTGCGGGTCGGTGATCACCGTCACATCGTCCGCTGCGTCGCCGCCTTCCGGCATGGCCGGAACGCGCGCCATTAGCGCAATGGCCGATTTGCTGAAAGCCATGTTTGCCCGGTATGCGGCGCCGACTGCCACTGGATCATTGTTGACCCACGCCACCTTATTTCCAGGCTTGGCCAGGACCACATTCTGATCCGCGTCGCCGCCGTGCCCGGTCGCCACCACGTATTTGTTGGTGTCACGGCCTGTCTTGGTGTTGGTCAAGATGTCGCCAGCGACCATCGTGCCGGTGCCGGTATCGATGTGGATCGTGGTAGAGCCAACCGCATAACCCGCGGTCAGGTCAACCAGGTATCCCGATCCGGTGCCTGCGGTGTGCAGCTTGGTTTGCGCGCTTTCACGCACCGCGAAGTTCATCAGGTCGAGCAGCACACCGCGCCGCAGCAGCTCATCGCCACCGGACGTGTTCGCCTGCCACAGCTCGGTCAGGGTGCGCAGCGCAGCCCCAGCCGTGGTGTCGAGTACCAGTTGCAGATCACTCAGCGGAGCGCCGTTATCAGCCAGGATCTTGTGAAGCTGCGCCATGAAGGACAGCTTGTTGGTGCTGTCAAACGGCGTGGTCCCAGCCGTGCCGTACGCCCGGCTGGCGTAGATATACAGCGCCGCCAGGTCGGCGTCAACTTCGTTGACCAGCGTGCGCATGGCCTGGGCGAATTGATCGACCAGGATTTGATTGTAAAGACCGCCCAGGCTCTTTTGCTCCTCACCGTTCCAGCCAAAAACCACGGAGCGGCTCTTGCTGATCGTCATGGTCCCTGGGGCAATAGTCTGGTCAGTTGGCGTTGGTCCGGTTGTCGCAGGAGTGACGTTGCCAGCGGCCACAGCCGGTACAACCGGCCAGGCAATGGTTTGATCTTTTGCCGCCTGCTCGCCGGATGCATCAAACGTCACTGCCGGGATGAAGCCAGTCAGCTCGCGTAAAATGATATCCAGCGATTTATAGATGGTTGGGATTAATCCCGTTAACGTGTTAGCCATTTGATAACCTCCTCAGATTATCCTTAATTGGTTCTCTGGTGGACCGAGATCAGCCCTCCAGCTTGCCGCCGGAGCGGATGAAATTCGCCCGGTCCACGAGCGACATGTCATCGTATTCCTGGCGCTTGATGACCGTAGGCTGGTTGCCTTCGGCCTGGTCTGGTGATGTATCGGTAATCGGCACGAAATTGCGCGCCACATCGTTGGGCCGGTTCGCCAGTTGCATGGCGTTATAGAGCGATACGGCTTCGGCGTGTTTGCTCTGTGCCTCGTCCAGCGCGGGGCGCAGTGTAAGCGCGTTCGCCGTGCCCTCATCCGTCCCCTCGCGGAACAGCGTATCAATCTCGTTTGCAATGCGCTGTACTTCCGCTTCGGCTGCATTCACCGCGTCAAAATAGGGTTTCAGATCAAGCATTTGCTACTCCTCCTTCCTTATGATTTTTGCGACTCTCTCGCGTAGACTCTGCGCCTCG